GAGGGCAAGCAGCCCGCCTGCTCTCAACATCGGCCAATAATTCTGCCAGTCTGCCATTGCGGTGGCAAAGTCATGCCCGCCGTCAATAAAAATAAAGTCGAACGGCGCATGCTCTTTTACGACTTTTACGGTTTCAGCAGAAGTGCTGTCAGCCCGAATCTGGGTAATCGTGCATCCCGTTTCCTTTTCCCATTCAGGCCACAAATTGATGCGGTCATGCTCAATTTCGGCAAAGCGCGAGTCAAAGTGCTGGACGCCAGAATCAACCGACACGATGTTTGCTCCTTTTACGGCGTTCATCCAGTACCACAGCGTTCCGCCGTGAAGCGAACCAATCTCTAATATACGTTTAGGCTTGAGTTCTTTTACCAACTCAATGAGCTTTTTAAGTTCGCCTTCATCCTGATAAACCGGTACGGGACATCCATCAATTTGATACACATTTACCTCAGTTTGTTGTAATAACATAATGGCTCGTTTATGAATGACCACACGCCAGGGTTGTTCTCATAAACGGATTGAATAAAGATTCCGTCCGCTTCGTAAATGTTAAGCGTAAAACGAATGTCGCCAATCACTTCACGCTTGATCGCAACCTGCCCCATGTCAACGTGACAACACCTCATTTCAGACGGCGCGACCTTCCGGACCCAAGTTTCCAAGTCCTGTTCAAAGGCGACTGCCTTGCTTTTTACCTTCGCTAATTCAGAAAAGAAATCGGGGTGAAGAACTGTGTCGTCATCCAGGAAATAAATCCAGCCATCTGAGACGGCATCGAGCGCACAATTGCGCTGGTAGTTGCCAACCTTAGATTCCAGACATTCGCGGTTATCAAACACAATCATCCATATCACATCAAACAGGCTTCGACCAGGCTTGATACTTTCAGCCATTGCCGGTAAGTTTTGAGGACGTGAGCAGGGCGTAATGATTGTCAATCTATCCATTCTTTCCTTCCCTGACAATCCGCTCAAACACCGCGTGATTGGCTTCGCTGAAGTCGTACGCGCCCTTTGTCCGGCGTGAGGTGTAATTCGACAGGTGGATTAGCGGCAATATGGCTTGTTTCAATTGCAGTCCTGCGCGTTCTGCACGGTAGCAGAGTTCGTTGTCTTCCCAGTAAAGTCCTGGAAAATCACGCTCATTCCAACCGTCGATTGCATCAAAATCAGTTTTGTGGCCGAACAAACACCAACCTTCAAGATAGCGGAATACTTCGCCGTCAACTGTCCTTACTCCGCTTGTAGGCGAGTAAAAAGCGCCTTTTTTGGCGTTCTGTGCCAATCTAAGCCAATCGCCCGTAGCCTGGATATCCGAGTTCATAAACACAACGATCTCACCGTCCGCAAGCGCAAGCCCTTGATTGTTGGCCTTGCTGAACTTGACATTCTCTTCGTTGCGGACGTACTTGCTGCCATTGCCAAGTCTGTTTACCATCGCTTCTAACTTCGATGCGGTATCGGGATCACTGGCATTGTCAATCGCAATAACCTGCGCGCCTTGCACCGCTTTCTCGTAGTCCGGCAATAACTCAGGGCAGTTATGGAAGGGTGTAATGATAGAGATCACTTCAACCCCTCGATCATTTCCTGCATCTCTTTGATAATCGGCTTCCAATAGCGGCGGGTAATAAAATCGGCATCGTAAGGCAGCGCGCCTCGTCTTGCTTGATTGCGCAGTTCGTAGTCATTCCATGCTGCGTATGCCTGCTCCATCCGGTCTGCTATTGCGCCGGTTGTGGCTTGCCATTGGAATGCGTCAAAGAAGTCGTGGTAGACCGGCAGCGCTTCTTCTTTTAGCACCTTCCAGCCCGCAAAGCACAGTTCGCTCATGGAAGTCCAGTCGCCCACGATCACCGGCGTTCCGCAAGCCTGCGCTTCGAGAATTGGTATCCCAAAACCTTCGCCCATTGCAACGTTAGTTAATACGTCCATTCCGTTGTAGGCATCCACCATGTAAGCGTCGGGAAAGCCCAAGCCGTTCATGTATTGGTCGCAGATCATTACGTCCTCACCGATCGTCAATCCCATGCGCCGAATGAACTTGATCAGGTCTACGCCGTTCCCGCCGTGCGTGCCGTCATCCGTGTGCAGATAAAGCATCGTGTCAGGGTGAGCTGCGTGCAGTGCGGCAAAGGCGGCTATTTGCTCATGGAACGCCTTGCGCGAAGGGTTGTCCTTGTTGGCTGCGACCATGCCGACAATAAATTTATCCTGTGGCCACTTCAGATGTTCGCGCGCTTCTTTTCTATCCAACGGCTTGAAGACTTTCGTATCCACGCCGTGCGGCGCGTACCATACGTCCAACCCGACCTGCTCTGCCATGCGCTTGCCGAACTTGCTCATCACAATCGGCTTTGCGGCTTGCCTTACCTTTGCCAGAACATTGGCCGGCATCGGCTCATGGTCGATCGGAAACCAGGGGAACCAGGGCAATTCGATGTTCTCGTTCTGGATCACCCACGCGTCCACCAGTGTCACAACCGCGTCAGCTTGGTCCCACTGCGCGTGCGCCCCAATCACGTCCTGCCCATACGGGTGCTTAAAATTCGGATAAACTTTTATCCCGTTGATATTCAGCACGCCGCTTTGTACACCAAAGAACGCCGTCACGCTTATTCCCTTGTCAAGCAGCTTTGCCAGTCTCGGGACGAACAATTTTGTTTGCACGCCGTAACCGGTCGTGGCTGCGGGTGAGTTGCTAAACCAATTCAATCTCATATTGTTTCAAGCCTCCAGCTTGCGCTCCAGTAGGGCAAGGAAGCGGTGGAGCATGCCGTTTGTCGAGGTATACGCTCTATCCTTGCCCATCGAGTCAGTTGTTAGGCAGCCTTGCCTACGAGGGTCACACCGTAGGTTGGGCGATAGACGCCGAAACCGTAGACCATTGAAGCGTTGAGCTCCCATGCGCCTACACCGGCATAACTTGCGTCCCATTGCGGGTTGATTGTGAAAGGCTGCCGCATATCAAGAGCGATAGCCTGTTTGGCAAACATACCGCCATAAGCGGTGCCGCCTGCGGTGATGTTCGCGTCAACAAAGAAGTCCATATTGTCGAGGCTTGCCTGATAGAAGCCGCTCATAAAGCGGTCCTTGATGTCCTCGCTCTGCATGAGAGTGGGGACGCCGCTTGATGCGCTTGTCAGGTAGTACCACTGCAACGGGTGCAACACAACCGAGTAACGCCCGTAGACTTTGTTCCCGCGCAAGGTTGCTTGAGCATAGAAAATGTTTGCCCAGGTCAATGTCCCACCAGCAGTGCCAGCAGTGCCGCCGGTGAAGTCGTCGAACAGACTGGCAAGGTTGGTATCAATGTGAGCCGCGGCAGTTTCGCCGAGGTATTGACCTGCGTCACGTTGTGCGCCAGCAGGATCGCTCTTGATACGGTTCATAGTCAGGCTAATTTGCTGACCATAAGTTGATGGGGTGATCGTTCCGCCTGCGGTCGCGCTGAATGTAGACGCGCTCATGTCCACAGTGCCAGCGATTGAACTAAAAGTGCCGCCGCTGTATTCGCCGTAGACGCGGGGTGCAAGACCCTGGTTGTCGTTGAATACGGTTGATAATTGAGCAATGACGTTACCTTCCTGCGCGGTCAAAAGCGCAAGTTCGTAGACGTTTGCTACAAGTGTCTTAATGTCTTCATATCGTGAAGCAGCCATGTGTTATTCTCCTATTGGGGATTTTCTGGACCCCAATTGATTCCGCCGCCGCCCCAAATTTCGGCTTCCCCACCCGTGAGTCTTTTCAACTTTTGAGCACGTGTCTCATCTTTCGATGCTTGCTCGCCTGGATTGGTCGCGCCAATGTTCGGTGTGGCTTTTTGTTTCGGTTGCGCTTCCAGTAAGAGCTTCGCGTCCGCTTCCAGTTCTTCCGGCGTCTCGCCTTTCAACCTGTCAGCTAACACGCTTGGCAATCCCACTTTCGCGGCAATGTCATGTTGCAGCTTGCTGATCTTCAACTGCCTGACTTCGTTTTCAAGTTCCTGCGCCCGTTTATTGGCAAGCTCAATTTCGGTCATCTCGGCCTCTTTGCGCTTTGCCTCTTCCTGTTCGAGCTTTGTCAGTTTCCTGAAATGACGCTCGGCTTCCTCCGCCTTGTTTTTCGCGCGGCGTTCTGCCTCTTCCAGTCGCGCTTTCAATTCCTCCACCGTCTCGGCTTTGTCAATTACTTGCGTTTCTGCTTGTTGTTCTGTGCCTGTCTCAGGCGCTTTCGATTCGTCCACCATCTCGGTATCCTCCAATTATTTCTGTATCAATTGTTCAAGCGGAGTGCGTGCCAGCATCTCGCCGTACACGTCATCATGCCGCCGTGTTACCATATCAGACAAGTCAAACTTGCCTTCCTTCCAAGCCTCGTAAGCAGAACTGCCCATCATGTTTCGCTGTTCTGATTCGCTTAGATTACTAAACCAGTCCGTGCCTGTTTGCACTTGATCGTTGTACCCGATCACCACAGGGAGAGAAGTGCAGCGGCAGTTGTAGTGCGAGTCCATTGACTCATCATTCGAGTGGATAGTGCCATGCTCGATAGCGCAAGCCATGCAGGTGTCCGAGTCCAGGCTGCTGTACCACATCCACCCTGTAACAACGTCCGAGTTCGCGGCGTACATCGCCCTGTTGGCTTCCCTGCTTGCGTACAACTGCGCCGTGCGCGTCATGCGCATCGCGTCCGTCAATCCGCCGCCCATCACGTTCTCGAATAGCTTCGCGGTCTTGGCTGGGTTGTAGCCAAACGCGATGCCTTCAAGCAAAGCGTCTGCAACCTTCTGCGTATGAAAAGGCGCGAGTTCGCCAATTCGTTTCCAGAGCGGCGAGTCTTCCTGCAAAAAGCCAAGCATCGAGTAGATAGCATTCTTCGGCAAGCTTCGGGTCATGGTGTAGCCTGCCGCCCGTAGAAATTGCTCGGTCTGCTTGATCGCCATTCCAACCGCCGCGTCCGCTGTATTGCGGATCTCAACTTCCACATATGCGCTGTATTTCGTCAATTCCGTTTCCAACGCGGTAAGCAGGTTCTTGTACTGTGACAGCCGCATGACCTGCCCTTTTGTCGGCGCATCAAGCTTGCTGATTGCCAGTAACAGCGAGTCCAGCTTGCCTTGCATCCGCCCGTATAGCTGCGAATACGCCTTAGCCAAACGAGTCAATGCCGCCGCGTCCTGCCGGTCGATTGCGGCCTTGAACGCCCGCGCGAGTTCAGTCGGTGTTGGCACTGACTACCTCCGCAAACAGTGGCAACTCAACCGGAATTGAGCCTTGCGCATGAGCTATCCTGCGTTCTGCAATTTCCAGATATTCGGCATTCAGTTCTATCCCGATGAAGTCCCGCCCCTCTAATACCGCCGCAATTCCAGTCGTGCCACTCCCCATGAACGGGTCGAGTACAACCCCGCCCGTTGGCGTTTTGGTGAGCCGTGCCAAGTAGCGCATCAGGGCAAGCGGCTTGACGGTGGGGTGATGATTTTGGCTGTAAATCGCATGGTTTTCCTTGCCAGTCCAATTGTTAGTTCCGCCTTCGTCAAGATAAGATGGTTGCCCTTTTATGCGAACACTCGGCATCCCCTCCAGCCCCGCGTTGCGT